ACAAATTCCTGACAATCCAGCTGCTTTCCAGTGCCAATTAAGATGAATCCATTTATACATTTCTAAAGTGCCAGGATCCATGCCTAACAACCCATACAAAAGAAATTCTACATCTATGATGCCGTGTGTAGTCGCTGCATCTTGTTTTGACAAATCGTCTTCAACTATGTAAGTGGGAGTTTCAAATGTTGATGCATGCGCAGTAAGCATTTGTGGAGAATAACCATCCGTGTACACGACCGTTTCTTTCAGTGAATCTTTTAACCTCCGCTTAATTTCGTTCAAAACCGGTGAAAACAGTGCTGATATGCAATATGCAGATGCCATTATAGACCTAGAATGCACTTCTGTGAACCAGCGTTTAGCGTTGTCTAACCGTGTAGTTTGTTCAACCTTGCTGTGTGCTTTTATCGAATTGACTGGGTTCATCTCGAAACCTTGTGCAAACAATTCTGATAAAGACTGTTTCACCATCTCTGGCATGTTGTGTTCCTCGCACCATTGCATTGTGGCATTAGCATTTATGCTCACTTGTGTCTGTCCGTATTTTGAAGACAATATGTTGAAATCTTTTCGCATGTAATTCAATAGCAACATCTCTAACTCTTCCGTCGGGTTGATGCTCTTGACCATGTAAGTTTTTGTGCTTCCGTGCCGCGTAGTGATGCTGTTAGTAGTGCTGTGTAACGCTTGCGTCATTGAAGGTCGTGCAACCGTGGGGTATCGTTCCATGCGTAGTTTCACGGAAGTCGTCACTGCATCTGGTTCTAACCTACTCTTTAGCTTGAAATCAGCTTTGTCAGGAAGCACCACTATGTTGTCATGCAAGTCCCCAAAATTCTCCCAGTAATCCATAGTTTTGGCATCGGGGACTTCAGGTAAAGCACACAATGATATGTCATACAGACCAGTTTGGCTTTCTCGCAACTCAATGACTCTGGAAGTCGTGACCAGTTCCGGGCAAACCACGTTCCGTGTAGTCAAGTGTTGTTCACTCAGTTTGGTCATAGCAGTCACATTTGCCATGAACGAGTTTGGCGCAGCTTCTTCTTTTCCACTTTTCACCATGTTGAATTTGTTTTCGGATCTTTTGTCATATTTT